TTGGCCATTAAATTACTCCACTACCGGGTGCAGTACGCAAGTTGGTACTGGTCAATGCTTCAATAACGTCAATGTTGTTGATTGTGGCACCGTTAACAAATATTTCATTGGGTGCTGAACGTATTTCGTACAAGTCACCAAAGTATTTCTGACTGTTGAGTGGTACCAACACCACGGAACTTATGATTGTGCCCAGTTGACTATGCAAGTAGGCCGCAAGTTCTGAGAAATAAAATGTATCGCCAAAATTCCACTTGTCAATACTAAAATATGTATTCATTGCGGCTACCACACTACTTTTGATTTCGCTGGTACTGGCAGTTGAATTGCTTGCACGTATGACCTTTATTGTGGCACGAAGATTTTGTGCGGCTTTTTCTCCAAACAAAGGTTTGAACACAACAGAGTTTAAAACAATGTTGTCACTTATCATTTTATAATTTTCTAATCCTTGATACGCAGTTGACAATTCATCAATGGTAGGAATATCTGGCTCAACAACTTTGCCGGTTGTGTCACGTATCCAGTTTTGATATGATGTGTAATATGCCAGTGTTACCACATACAAATCAATAATGTTTGTGGTTCCCGGATCAATACGTGCAGTCAACGGTGCATTGTGTCTGTATTGGAAATACAATGCCTGACGTCCTGTTCTAGCAATCCATTCGTCTGTGACATCAATTAATGTTCTAACACCAGTTACACTAACACTGAGTTGATAAAACGCACCCACTGTGTTATTAGTATTAACTTGACTATATGCATAAAACACCTGCCCCGGAGTCCAAGAATTTTTTACTAATTCAATCTCATCATATGTGCCGTAGTCACTGGTCACTAGATCTGGTTCAACCAACAAGTATCTTTGTAAGTTGTCAAAGTCCACAGTTTTTTGCAAGTAGATATATTTTTGTGTTGGGTTAGTGCTTGGAGCAACAATTTCATTAAAGAAATCAGGGTTGTCAGGAACCCCGTCATTGTCACTGTCGCGATATCCTACCAGGACCTGGAAGTCATCAACATAGCCGTCGCTTTCTACTGGTTGACCAGTTATGGTCATGTAGATATCGCCGGGCAAATGGTCAGTTGAATCTGGTTGGGTATTCACCGCCAAACAATTGATGTAGTCCTTGATCACAGTGCCTGTGCGGCTGTCGTAGATCGGGGAACCATCGTAGAAGAAAAAGCGTGTTTGCAACACTGATCCAAAGAAATAGGACAGTCCGCGGAATGTAATTGTGTAATTTTGATTCTGCACTACAAATTGTATCAACCAACTGGCGTCTAAATTTGTACCTGATGTGTTGCCAGCGTATGTTTGACTCCACGTGGCATCAGCGTTCAAATTAGTGCTGGTAATTACATACCATGAGTATGGTGTTCCTGTTATGTCACCGTTGTTATCGTACCCTAATCCAAAGTTACGATTTAATAAAATTTGTTCAGTTATAGATAGTTCTACACTTTGTGGTAAATCGGTCACAAACAAAGGAATAATTGTGTTGATCAATGCTCCTGTGGGAACAAAATTATTCAGTGCAACCGGTCCAGTACCCGAAGACAAGTTACCAAGACCATTGTTGTATCCAGTGCCTTGAATGCTCAATGGGCTGGCCCAAATTTCTAATTTCTGATCTGCTGAGGTAGGTGTACCTTGTTGTAGTTTGTTGTTTTTGTCAAAGTAGTAACCAGTTGGTGGAACAAATTTTATCAAACTTCCTACCACAGCATACTTGAATTGTGTTGTGGTAGTTGACCCAACTGGTATTGGTGTTCCTGCGGCATTTTTAAAATAGCCTGTGGTTTCATTGGCCAACGTTGTGCTTTGATTCCAGGTTGTGTTGGGTAACCAAGTGACTGCTGTTGGCAATGTAGCGGATGTGACCCTGGGGAAATTTGCATAATAAAATTGCCGCATCAAAGTTTCTGCTATTTTTGGTTGTATTTGATTTGTAACCAAATCAGAAATTTCATTACGGTTAGTCCAGGCAAACAAAATTGTAGGTAATATATTTTCTTCCCACAATCCACCATCACTACCAAATATGTTTGTGCTTGAATATTTGCCTGTGTTGTCTACTAGATCAAGATAACGACTGGTTCCAATTGACGCACGATTTAATGCTTTAGATTTTACAATGCTATTGTATTGAGTGTATGGAAAAAGATTATAGTCTTCGCCATTGACCATGCGATTTTGTGTGTAGTATCTAGCAGGAGCACGTTGTTTGATAGCGTCAATGCTTTCACGTGCTTGGCTGTTTGACACAGGTCGAGTGATACCGCAAGTGAATGTCATTGTTTCAAGATTACCAGCACGACTAATGTAACTGATAGGAATGGTCACGGCTTGCATTTCTTCTGGATTGATAATATATTGCAATCCATTACTGGCACGAACATACGCTCGGAATGTGCCTACAGGAATCTCTGAGAATACTCCATCACCAAACACCATGGTAATTTGATCGTTAGTTCTTGAAGTAACTGAATATATAGGTCGTGTATCTGTAGCAATTTGTTCGCCGCCTGCGGCATAAATGTTTTCAGCATATTGCCATTCGCGATTTATGTTTCCAACATTGTCTAGTTGAAACAGCCAACGGTCTTCATTGTTAACACCTTCGATATTGATATTGACTGTGCGATTGCTCACTCGTTCACCTAAGTTAAAATCTTGATTTTGTAATATACCTTGTTTGAACATGAAGAAATAACCAGTGTTGGATGACTGAAATCCTAAACTGTCATTACGAAATAAAATATTAAAAGGTTGATTGGGTCGTGGTGGTGGTTCGTACAAATAGTTTTGACCAACTGAGGTTGAAGTCATTGCCTCAAAAGGCATGCTCACCCCATCCACTGTGGCAGTATATGGTACCACGGGCAAATATCCTGGAACTAAATTAATTGCATATTCGTCTGTTCGTATACCAAGTATTGTTTGGCGGTTGCCCGGTCTGCCAACTTTTTGTGTGTCTACTAAACTGGCATTTATAATTGTAGTAAATTGTTCTTGCCAGTCTGGGTTTGTGGGGTCTGCCCAATCCACAGTAATGTTGCTAAGATTTACACCATTATAATCCACTAGATTTTCTGTTGTGGTAACTGAAAATACTTTGAGTAATCCTTGTGCGGCAATGTTGCGTTTGGCAGTATAACTTACCAAATTTGCCAAACGCACAACTGAATCTCTACGTTCAGCTGTGTCCATGTAATTTTCGCGAGTGTTTAAGTCTGTGCGGAAAGCCAGTGCTTGCCCCATAAATGCCATAACATCTAGTAAGGCAATGTATTCGCTTGATTCAATATAGTCGTTGAATGTTTCTGGATAATACAAACGCAGATAATCAACAAAACTTTTACGTAGTGTTTCAAAATCATAACTTTGAAAATCAGCTTCGCGATAAGTTTGGTAGATTTGTTTCCAATCCTCTACACCAAATATCGCTGTTTGTCTTGTGGTTTTTGCCATTTGTATTGAGCCTCTATGTTTTATTTATGGGTATCAAAAACCACTAACTTATACATAAGAGGCATTACGCTGTTGAAGATCAAAGAAAATACTTAATCTTTCGGCATCGGTGCTGGGTACCACAGTCAATTCAACTTCAATTAATATACCATTTTCTTGGGGGTAACTTTGCACGTTGTTGATGTAAATCCTAGGATCACCGCCGGCTACTCTTTGTACTTCATTTACTATAGAAGTGTTCAGATCTTCAAGTTGTGCCTCAAACAAAAAATCCCACAATGCTGTGCCGTATGCAGGACGTCCAGGCAATTGCCCTTGACGTATGTTAAATGCATTAAGCAAATCACGTTTTACCAAAGCAAAATCCGTGAGTGTAAACTTTTTGTATTGATTTTGTGTGTTGAATCCAATGAATGTTTGTGCCATATGGTATTTATGGGAGGTTATTCACCTGCTCCGCGTCCTTCAATTTTTAAACTCAAGGCAGCCAATCTTTGTTTGATATTTTTGCTCTTGTCTAACAGTATTGATTTAGCGGCCCTGATGTTTACTATGTTGGTAAATTTTCCAGTGTCTTGTAATCCTTGCTGTTGTCCTGGAGATAATCGAGTATAAATTGATTCCAACGTGGCTTGTAGGGTTGGTCCATTTGAATTAAACAAATTACGTGCTTCTTGAAATTCGTTGTTAATTGCCGACCAAGCATCAGATGTAATTGTTTGTTGATTTTCTAATGCCGTTAATTTGTTAGCAATAGCGGTAAATGCAATGTTTGTTGGATTAATATAATCAGATGCTAGAGTCTTGGCAGTATTCACATACAATTCAACATCGGCTGTGTTTTCAGTCACTTGTTTAGCTGTGTAATTGGGTGCTGGTACTTTATCGTCACCTATCACACGAGTAGTGGCAGCGTCCACGGTGGCTCTACCCACAGTATCTGAAGCTGGTTTAGGAACTTCTTGTTGTTTGAATGCCGTTGGTATTTTTGTGTTTACTAGATTGACAGCAAATGCACCATCTCTTACCGCTGTGGCAAACTCTGCTTGTACTGCACCAGTACCGTCTCCGGGTATGGGCAGTCCTTTGGCAAATGCTTCTGCACTGGGCAAATCTTTAGCGGCATTTAAACTCATGCCAGCAATACCTTGGCTTGATAAATTTTGTACAGGTATGCCTACCGCACCCATGCCTGCTACACCTTTGGTCATCAAGTCTTGTTGTATCTGGCTTTGCTTGGATGCATTGGCCAACAAATCACCGGCGTTTTTAACTCCGTCTTTTCCAGTCCATACAGCAGGACTGTTTATCACTGTACTAAATGTTGACAAGTCTGTGTTAAATTTAGCACGGGTTCCTGGTTTAACATATCCGGCAGATTCTAATTGACCAAGATTTAATCCAAATGCACCCAGGCCATTGGCATCGCTTAGATCGCCAAACCCTTGTCCGGTAAGATTTTTTGCCTGTGCCAACACCCCGTTGACTTCGGGTATGCTCATAGGACCAATAGGAGCCACAGCACCCACAGAATTAATACCGGACGCAATCTTTGAAAAGTCTGCCACATTAATAGGACTGGTGACTGGCAGTCCAGTAATAGTTTTGTTGATTGTTTGTATCGAAGTTACTGCAACTGATCCTTGTACAGCAGATGCCCCAACTAAAGCTAAACCAAGTTGACTGGATCCGACCACGCCGCCCAGGGCTCCTGACACCGAAGATACTGCGGGGCCAACAGCGGCAGTCAATCCTGGGGTAATACCAGCAAGTGATCCGCCTAATGCTCCGCCGGCTGAACCAAGGCCTGAAGCAACACTACCTACCACTGCACCAAGGCCAGCGGCACCGCCATTAATGCCACCTTTGGCAAATGCTGAATCAACTGATGGAATTCTACCAGTTGACAGGTCCACACCTGATGCTGATAGACTTGATGAAAATCCACCTAGACTGTTTATACTACCGTTTATTCCAGACTGTGCTTGTGCCACAATGGCTTGTGCTCCAGCTAGGCCATCTGCGGCTTGTGTCGACGCACTGAGTGTTTCGCCAGGTGTGAACCCTACTAAACCACCAGTGTCGGCTTGTTTCTTAAAAATTGCAAATGCTTGCTCTCGAGTGAGTCCTGGTGGACCTTTGATAGCAAATGTTTTTGCGGTGCCGTCGGGATTTGTGGGAGCGGCTCCTGTTGCTGGCGTTCCTGTTGCTCCTGTTGTGCCGATTGTTGTATCTTCGGGTGGTCTTGGAAAACCAATTTCAGTTAAACTAGGTAATCCACGACGTATGCGTTCAGCATTTGTTCTGTCCCATATAATATAATCATTACCGGTATAGTTGAGATCTTGATCACGTGTTTTAGAATAGAGTTTAGAGTCAAGACTGGTAACACTGCTACCGACACTTGATTTAAGTTGGTCAAGATTAAATGTAAATTCTGCCATGTTATTTTGCCTGTATTTCTACGCCAGCTGGCACTGGTACTGCACCTGGTGGCGGACTGGGTTTGCCTTCTTCAAACTTGACTTCCACGTCAACACCTTTGTTATGATACGGATAAGGTTCATGCGTGGCTGCTCGACTCACAATACTTTCAATACCTTCAGGTTTTACAATCCAACCTTTGCTGGTGTCAAATTCTGTATCGTCTAACAATGTTTTAGTCAATGGTTGTGGGGTATTAACCGCTCCAGCAGCCGCACCATTAAGATCAATACCACCAGCTTCTAGCACTAGGGCAGAGCCTGCACCCCATGCCCCCGACGAACTGTTCAATGTAAGTGTACCGTCTGCTTTGACTCCGATTGTGTTTTTGCTGTATAATGTAATATCTTCTTGAGCTTGTATACTTAAAAATGTGTCTGTTTCCAACTGCATGTCTTCTTTGCTTTTCATTTTTAAATAACGTCCAGCAAACATATTGATATCTCGATCAGCATGAAAGTTAATATCACCTTTAGTTCGCAAGTTTATAGAGTTTGTAGCATACACATCCACTGTGCCTTCTACTCCAAACTCCAACCAAGTTTGTCCATTGGCATGAATAATATAGAAAAAGTTTCCCGAATCACTCATGGTAATTTGATGACCTAAGCTGGTACGCAATCTTAATAATGCATTTCGACCTTCAAGATCACCGTCGTCCATCACAAGACTATGTCCACCCACACGACCGATGACTTGAGCTTGTTTGGGAGTAATTTCGCCTGCATTTAGTTTTGCACGAATATCGTTGGGTTTCATACCACCTTGATAAATGGGCATGCCAGGAGTGCTAACACCAAATACAGCACTAGGAGTTTCACGTTGACTCGAACTTTGTATAGTTCCACGTTCGATATCATTTATAACACCTTGTTGAAATAACCCCTGTGCTAGATAACCGTGTACTGGTTTAGTTGAATCAAAGAATCGCGGATCGTTAAAAATTTCTAAATTATTAGTGTTAATTTCTGCCACAGGCAAGCGTGTGGCACCAGCAAAATATGTTTCTTGATTTTGATTTTGAAATTCTGCTTGTGCTGCCGGTACAGAAGCAATA